CTTATCTCATACAACTCTGAATTTAAGAAAAGAGATGCTTCAGTTAGGATAAGACTAGAGTTTGCTAAAGTTGGAACTAATACTTGGTACTCAGTTGATGATACAACTAAAGCAAAAAATTTCTCTATTAAAGGTCTTTCTACAGAAGATGTGGAGACATTTGAAATAGCACCAGGCCCATTTGGGCTATTTGATTTTTTAAGGTCTAACAGTGACTATTACAGGACTATAACATATAGGGGACTGGAAAAAGGACAAAATAAAATATACGCAGAGGAGGGGGCTTCTAATGGCTCTAAAGTGTACCATACTGCCTCTGGAGATTTTTTAGGAAAGATAGTTTCTCAGACTGCTACTGGTATGCCTACTGGAATAAGGGAATACACTCTGGATAGAGTGTTTAAGAAAACCTACACTATGGGCAGTTACACAGATGTACATCATGGTATGTACCATAGAGAAGGTCTAAACATCTATAGTACCTTCACGATTAGACCTGCAGATTCAGATGAATTTGTAGTTACTGGAAGAAGTGAAAATCAGCAATACCTATCAGTATCTTTCCAACCAAAAGAAAAGGGCGAGTACAAAGTAAGAATCACTAGGGTATTTTCTTTTTCAGATGGTTCTAAAAGTATTAGAGATGATATGTCTCTAATACGAGTAATGACTAGATTTAATAGACAACCAATATACACAGATAAAAGACATACATTCCTAGAAATAGAAATAAAAGCCTCAAACCAAATTAGTGGGAACTTGGACAACCTTTCTGCAGAAGTACACAGCGTACTTGATGTGTATGATGACAACACTCAAACTTGGTCTAAGCAACTTACCTCCAACCCTGCTTGGATATTTGCAGACCTACTAACAGGTGAAGTAAATAAACGTGCAGTGGATAAGAGTAGATTGGACTTAGACTCACTAGTTGAGTGGTCAGAGTATTGTGATGAAGTTCCTGCAGATGCTCCTAACTATACTTTTGAAAGAGAACGTGCTTCATGTAACTTTGTTCTTGACTATGATACCACTCTCCAAGGTGTTATCAATCAAGTTACTAGCATGGGTCAAGCTAGTTTAAATATTGTAGATGGAAAATATGGGGTGCTAATTGATAAATTAAGAAATACTCCAGTACAGGTTTTCACTCCTAGAAACTCATGGGGATTTAGCTCCACTAGAACATACGTTGATGTCCCAAATGTTTTAAAAGTTAAATACATTGACCCTGGTTCTGCTTGGCAACTTAATGAATCAATGGTGTACGACACTGGATTTAGCAATACTAATTTTGTAACTGAAGATGAATTGACTGCTTTTGCTTGTACAAATGCAGAGCAGGCATATCGTTTCGGTAGATACATGATGGCCCAATACAAACTACGTTTAGAGACAATTAAAATAAATGTAGATTTTGAATATTTAGTCTGTACTCGTGGAGACTATGTACGTGTCACTCAAGATGTCATGAAAGTTGGTGGCCACCCTGCTAGAGTTAAATCTGTATCAGGAAACCAAATTACTATTGATGCTCCACTAGTCTCTGGAGTTGGTACATACGGATATATCTATAGAAATGCCAATACTGGTATTTCTGCAGTAGATACTCTGACTATTATTGACTCAATTACTTTCACTCTTGATGGGTCTATTCCTTCAGTTGGGGATTTAATTGTAATTGGGCTTACTACTAATATAGCCTATGATTGTATTGTTAAATCAATCACTCCTAATGCTGACATGACTGCAGAACTTCTGCTTATTGAAAAAGCAGATGGGGTGTATGATGCAGAATCAAGTGAAGACTTCCCTACCTATGACCCATTCATAGTGCCTACTCAAGTTTCTTACGCTCCAAGTGAAGTACAAAATTTAGAAGTTATTGAGAATAGTTGGAGAGTTGTAAACAATGACTATCAGTATTACGTTGATATTGATTGGGATTTACCATTAACAGGAGCGGCAGATGCTTTTGAAATCTACGTTGCCATTGATGACGGGTCATTTGAATTTGTAGACGTAGTTAAGTCTACTGACTACGAATATATTGTAGACCATGACAACTTAGATATTGAACACCACTTCAAAGTTTTAGCAGTTGCGGCTAATGGGGATAAGATAGGTCTTGCAGATGTTGGAGAAGTGGTAGCTACTCCACTAAGAAAAGTTACTCCTCCTTCTGATGTATCTGCTCTTTACTTGAACGTAACAAACCAAGTTCTACAATTAGAATGGCCAGCTATTCCAGATGCAGACATTAGAAGATACATGATTAGATTCTCTCCTGACCCTGATGCACTTTGGGAACAATCAGTTGTCCTATTAGAAATTGATAAGGGAACTGTATCTGCCTCTGTTCAAGCTAGAACTGGTAAATACTTAATTAAAGCATACGACATTAACGGCAACCAATCTTCTGGCCCTGCAATGGCATTTACTTCTATTCCAGAGCTATTTGGTCTTAACTTTATTGAAGAAACAAATGACTTCCCAACTTTACCAGGCGTACTTGATAAAGTTGTCACTAATCTAGGTGGAATATCTTTACAAGAGGCAGTGAGTGGAGTTCCTGATGACGTAGAATATTATCCAGAAGGCTACTATTACTATGAACAACTATTAGACTTAGGTGAGATATACACTGTTAGACTGCAATCGCTAGTTCAAGCACAAGGATATAGTCCATTTGACTTAATGATTAACTGGACAACTCTTGATGAACTAGCCGCTATGTCAAATTCTGGCTCAAGTGATTGGGACGTTAGAACAGAAGTGAGATATACAGATGACGTAGATGTAATGGCAAATTGGCCAAGTCTTGATGTAATTGACCCGATAAATGTTGGTTTCCAAGAACTATGGTCAGATTGGAAAGAGTTTATCATGGGTGACTTCACTGGAAGAATTTTCCAATACAGATTGAAACTAATTTCAAATGTACTCTCAGTAAGTCCACTTGTATTTGACGGAGTAATTAAAGCAGATATGCCAGATAGAATTGATTCATATAACAACCTAGTATCTGGAGTTGGAACATACACAGTTGTTTATGACTACGATTTCTATGGGCCAGGCACAACTCCTGCAATACAAATTACGCAGGACGCTATGAGTAACGGAGATTATTTTGTTATTACTAATAAGACACTTTCCAGTTTCGATATAACTTTCTATGATATAAGCAATACAGTTGTATCTAGGCAGTTTGACGTAATGGTTAGAGGATACGGACGTAAACACGATTCGGTAATTATTTAGGAGATTTAATATGTCACAAAACATTTTTAGCACAATCAACCCTGCTACCACTTCTGGTACTGCACTAGCTACACTATTAAACAATTTTAAAGAAGCTATGGTTTCTGGAATGAGTGGAACTGCACGACCTTCAGAACTAGATGCCTATGGTATGTGGGTAGACACAGTAGATGAAGGCTCTGACCTCATATATTTAAAAATGTATGATGGCACTACTGACATTTTAATGATGACATTAAATCTAGCAACAGGTGCTTTTAGTTTTCCAGGCTCAGAAGACCAATTTGAAATTTCTAAAACTTCTGATGACACTGTTGGAGCTATTTTAAAATTTGTAAAAGCTAGAGCAACTGCTCCAGGTCAAACATTAGACGGAGATATTGTAGGAAGTTTAGATTTCTATGGAACAACTGATGCTTCTGCAGAAACTAAAGTGGCAGAAATGTACGTTGAAGTAAGTGATAACGTAACTGCAAGTGCAAAAGGCTCAAGATTTATTTGGAGAGCGGTAGTAGATGCAACTGCAACAGTTACAGAATTTATGAGACTAGTAGATAAGAAACTAGGTGTGGGTGTGACAACTGTTCTTGAATCAATCCATGCAATAGGAAATATCAGAGGGGAAAATACTGAAGATAGTACAAGCCCTGCAAAATTAGTATTGAGAAAAAAGAGAGTCACTGGAGTTGGCCAAGTATTAAGTGGTGACAGCATTGCCAGTATATCTTTGAAGTCAGTGGACGTAGCAGGAACAGAGTTTGAAGGTGCTGACTTATTATGTGAAGCAACTGAAAATCAAACTGCAAGTGCTAGAGGAAATAAAATAACAATAGCAACTACAGATGTAGGAAGTGCATCTAAATCAAACAAAGTTATTATCGCAGAAGAAATTGAAAATTTAGTAAATACAAAAGTAACCACACTAGAGTCATCAGACTATCATTATTTTGGAGACCCAACTGTAGATGGATCATGGAGACATGGACTAACAGGTGGCCAATATGTGATTGAGAAAAGAGAGTCAGGTGTTTGGGTTAATAAGCAGACTTTATCATAGGGAGAATATAAGAATGAAAGCACTAATTTTAGTTTTAGGGTTATTGTTGATTCAAGATGCTCTGTCTCAAGTATCTTTGAAATACAATCAACTTAATTTAGGTAGAG